ATCATTTAAATAGGTAATAATATTTTTTGATAAAGAATCATCAATAACTAATGAATTATTTTGTTTATTTGATTCATTATTATTTTCATTTTTAAAGTAATATTTATAAATTGAAATATTTAGGTCTCTAACAATAGGTAAATTATAATTTAAATAATAATTAATATGATAATTCAAATTATCATTAATAATTATATTATCAACAATAACATCTTTTGTTTCCAAATATTTTTGATATTGATATGAATTAATTAGATACATTAAAGGTATTACATAAGTATTTAAATATGTTCTTTTTTTTTTTAAAGTATTATTTGATGAATTATTATTACCATTGTTGTATTCATAACCATTTACACTATTAAATTTACTGTTATTTAAATCTTTTATATGAGATTCTATATATTTGTTAATAATATCACGGTAATTACTAAATACATTATTAGATTTACTAATTATACTATCAAAATTGGAATTAGTAGTCATACTAATAATAATAAAGATAATATTTCTATTTTATTTTTGATTTAATAATTTTATTATTACATCTTTATCTAAATAGTAATTTTGTTCGTCTATAATTTCATTTTTTTGAAAAAAATAATTTTTTAAAGAATCAGTATTTAAATAATAATAAGAAGTGTAAAATAATAATAGAATTAAAATTAAAATAAATAAATATTTGTAATTAATCATAATATAAATTAACAAAATAAAATTTAAGTATTTTCATAAATTTTTAAATATCAATGAAATATTAAAAAAAATATATTTTTTTAATAAAAAATAAAAAAATGAAAATAGTTTAAATTATTAAAAAGTAAATATATAAGAAAAAAAATATATATAGCTAATATGAGTCTAGATAATAAAATTAAATATGACATATATAATTTCCTTGATGAACATCTGGTCGAAAAAGGAAAAAAATACACACATACATCAATGGGGAAACCCACTGGTTCCTTTTTTATTAAAGAAGAAGAATTAGACACATTTTATAATTTATATCAGGAGGCAATTTTTAATGGAAAAAAATTACATATAACTGAGAAACATGAAGATATAGGTCCAATAGTAATTGATTTAGATTTTAAATACGAGCATGAAATATTTGAAAGAAAACATAATAAGGATACAATTAAAAAGATTGTTGGAATTTATAATGAGATAATTTTAGATATATTGGATATTGATGAAGATGATACAAGATTAAATGCTTTTGTATTTGAGAGAGAAAGCGTATATAGGGTTAAGGCAATTACCAAAGATGGAATTCATATATTATATCCAAATATAATTACACCACCAGAAGTACAATATTATATAAGAGAATGTGTATTAAAGAAGATAGTACCAATATTAGAAGATTTACCATTGAATAATAAGCCTTATGATGTAGTTGATAGGTCAGTAATTAGAGATACAAATTGGTTATTATATGGAAGTTCCAAGCCAAATATAGAGCCATATCAATTAACAGGAATATACAATGGAAAATTGGAAGAATTAAACGTCACAGAATATAATTTTGATAAGAATATTGCACATTATTTTTCAATTAGAAACAAGAAAGAAAGTGAAGTTGTACATATTAAAGAAGACAAGCAAAATCTTTTGGAAAACATTAATTTAAAGAAGAAAAATATTCGTATTAAAAGGAAGAATATTGTTGTTGATGATTATGAAGAAATCAAACAATTAGTAAATATATTGAATGATGAAAGAGCAGAATCATATTCTGAATGGATAAGTCTAGGTTGGTTATTACATAATATTGATTCGAATTCACAAGAGTTGCTTGATTTATGGATAGATTTTAGTAAAAGGTCATCAAAATTCAAAGAAGGTACATGTGAAAAAGAGTGGAATCGAAGTAGAAATGAGGGATTAGGATTACCAACATTACATTATTGGGCAAAAATTGATAATTTTGAGAAATATAGAGATATTCAAGAAAGTAGTTTAAATAAATTAGTTGAAAAAAGTATAAAAACTCCAACACATTGTGATATTGCGAATGTATTATATAAGAAGTATGAGCATGATTTTAAATATAGTAGTGAAGAGTGGTATAAGTTTGAGAGTCCTGTATGGGTAAAGGAGAAAGATGGAATAAGTTTAAGAGCAAAGATATCAAACGAGCTTGTAGAAATTTATTCAAAAATTATTTCGAATTTTAATAAAATCATTACATCACATGATCCTGAAGTAACAGAAGAAGACAAAGAAGAATGTAAAAATAAGAATAAAGAAGTATTGGAAATCATTAAAAAATTAAAGACAACAGGATTCAAGGATAATATATTAAAAGAATGTAAAGAAAAGTTTTATGATAAGAATTTCGTAAATAAACTAGATACAAATAATTATTTGATAGGATTTAAAAATGGTATTTATGATTTACAATCAGGTGAATTGCGTGATGGAAGACCAGATGATTATTTAGAAATGACAACAGAAATAGATAAAATTGATTTTGAAGAGTCAAATGAAAATTATGAAGATATGCAACACTTTATTGATACAATATTTGTGGATAAAGAAGTAAGAGACTATTTTATGTTATATTTGGCTTCATGCTTACAAGGACACAATGCTGAAGAGAAATTTAGAATTTGGACGGGTAGTGGATGTCATGCTTATAATACAAAAATAATGATGTATGATGGTAATTTAAAAAATGTACAGGATATAAAAGTAGGTGATAAATTGATGGGTGATGATTCAAAAGAAAGAAATGTATTAGAATTAAAACGAGGTTATGATAAGATGTATGAATTTGAAACTATTAGAAATGATAAATTTATTGTAAATGGAGAACACATATTAAGTTTGATGGCAACACAAATTGGAAGTTTTATTAATTCAGTAAAGGAATCGAGATTTAAATTAACATGGCAAGAAAGAAATGAAAATGGAATTCCAGTAACTAAATGTAAAAATTTTCCTTATAAGTCTAATAAGAGAGAAATATATAAGAAAAGTGTAGTTTATTATGAAAATAGTGATGAAGCATATAATGAAGGTTTAAAATTTAGACAAAAATTATATGAAAATAATGAAAATATAATAAAAGAAGGAGATATTATTGATATTAGTGTAAATAAATATTTAGAAATTAAAAATAAAATTGGTGAAAGAAATTATTATTTATTTAAAACAGGAATTGAATTTGAAGAAAAAGAATTAATATTGGAACCATATATTTTGGGATATTGGATTGGTGATGGTACATCTAAAACATCATCAATTACAACTATGGATACTGAAATAATTGAATATTTTCAAGAATATGCTAAAGAAAATGATTTGAAAGTATCAGAATATAAAAAGGAAAATAACAAAGCATCTACATACTTATTTACTAGAGAAAAAGATATTGGAGATAGATATGCAAATAAATTCTTAAAAAAATTAAAGGAATTAAATCTAATTGATAATAAACATATTCCAGAAATTTATAAAAAAAATTCAAGGAAAAATCAATTAGAATTGCTAGCTGGACTAATTGATAGTGATGGTCATTATCAAAAAAAATCTAAACAATATGAAATAACATTAAAAAGTAAAGATATTATTGAAGATTTATCATACATTTCAAGAAGTTTAGGATTTTCAACAACTATACGTGAAGTAAATAAAAATATAAAGAAAGATAACAAAATAGTATTTGAGGGAGTATATTATAATTTAATTATATATGGTAATAATTTAGATGAAATACCAGTAAAAATTAGTAGAAAAAAAGCAGAAAAAAGATTGAAGAATAAAAATCCAAATGTGTATAGTTTCAAAATAAAAGAATTAGAAAAAGATAATTACTATGGATTTGAATTAGATGGAAATCATAGATATTTAATGGATAATTTTATAGTTACACATAATTCGAATGGGAAATCGAAAATGATTGAATTATTTGTTAGTTGTATGGGAGGTTATTCAATTAAATTTCCTATTACATTATTAACAGGAAAAAGAGCAGCTTCAAATTCATGTAATCCTGAATTAGTAAAGGCTAAAGGGAAAAGATTTGGATATTTTGAGGAACCAAGTGAAAATGAAAGAATTAATGCTGGTTTGATGAAAGAATTTACAGGTGGAGATAAAGTATATGCAAGAGGACTTCATAAAGACCCAATTGAATTTAAACCACAGTGGAAACTAGCATTATTATGTAATGATATTCCTGAAGTGCCACCTCATGATAGTGGTACTTGGAGAAGAATGGAAATAGTTGAATTCAAGTCAAGATTTTGTGATAATCCAAGAGAATCACATGAATTTGCTATTGATAAGTCATTGTCTGAAAAATTAAAGAATTGGAAAGAGCTATTTATGGCATTATTAATAGATAAATATTATGTAATGTATAAGAAAAAAGGAATTAAGGTACCAACAGAAGTTATTAAATTTACGTTGGAATTTCAGAAGCAATGTGATACATATACAGATTATATAATTGAGAAATTAGATGAAACAAAAGAAATGGATGATATATTAGATATGTCAGAAGCATATGATGAATTTAAGATTTGGTATGAAGATACATTTTCAAATCATAAATATCCTTCTAAAGTTGAATTTAAGAAATATTTGACAAAAAGATATGGTAAGAAGATAGTAACAACAAAAGGGATTAAAGGATTTAAATTCAAGGATACAGTAAATGAGAAACTAAAAACATCTATGATTAATATGAATGAAATTGGATACTAAATTAAAAACATTTTTTTTTATTTAAAATAATTATAATATATTAATATAAATATGAGTTATGCATTATTTGGATTATTATATAGTACAATGAGTTCATTATTACTAATTATGGGTACTGGATGTGCTATAAATAAAGCAGGAAATTTTTTTAAATTATTGGAAGAAGAGTCAGATGATAATTTTAAGAAGGCATTTGATAAAGTTGCGGGTGATTTAGTGAATGATTTTAATAATAGTTTTGTATCATTAAATTTAATAAGTAGCAATGTATCAAAATTGGCAATAATATTTTATGAATTAATGATAGGAGAAAAATTTATTAAAAAGACAAAGGATGGAAAAATAATAGTTGATGATAAAAATGCGATATTTGATAATTATGAAAATAAAATAGGAGTATTAAATGAAAAGATCAAAAAATTTAAAAGTATATTAAAAGAAACGAATAAAGATAATATGTTAGATTTTGAGTTAAGTGATGATGAAGAAGAGAATGAACAAGATGATGAAGAAAACGAAGAAGAAGATGAAGAAAATAGTAATAGTGGTGATGAGGAAATAGAAGAAATAAATGCGGATTAATTATTATATATAAAATCTTTATATTTATGTAATATATGGAATCTACTGAAAATAATATAGATAGTTATGCGTTATATATATTTTTATTTTTATCTTTTTTATCAGTTGGTAATGATTTTTATCACGTTTATTCAAATATTTTAGAACATGAATTTGTAAAAAAAAATATTAATAAAGTAAATAATTATGCTGAATTATTTGGAAATATATTATGTAATAATGTAAAAAAAACAAAAAATAAATTAATATGTGATATAAAGGAAAAAGTTAAAAAAAAAAAGAAAAATAATAAAAAACAAGAAGATAAAAAAGAAAATAAAGATGAAATAAAAGAAATAAAAGAAATAAAAGAAAAAAATGAACTTATTCCAAAACCACAAATAGAAAATGAAATAATAGAAAAAAAAACAGACAATAATTATGAAAATAATATTAATATTATGAGAACAATTGTTAAAAAAGATAGTAATCAA